ATGGTGATTAGCGCCGGTGGGTTATTATGAATTGCCATTGAGTTTCTCCTCGAGGGCAACCACCCGCTTGGCTAAAGCTACGCAAGCAGCAAGAGCAGCGTTACCGTAGGCAACCGATAAAATTCCTTCTGCATTCTCTTTTACGGCTTGCGGCATAAACTTTTGCAATGATTGTGCGCCAACTCCAATTTGGATTTCGTTGGTATCTACTCGCTCATATGTGCCGGCCAATAGTGTTGCGAGCTGGTCAACTAAATCATTTGGCAGATCTTGCCAATTCACTTTTAAACGCTCGTCGGAAAATGCGGTTACTTCTCCGGTGGATGTAACAGCTGCAAATGTAACGGAGTTATATGTATTTAATTCCTGGTTTGCGCCAGGGCCAGCCGGCCCCTGTGGCCCAGGCGCTCCGTCGGCTCCGGCCGGCCCCTGTGGCCCAGGCGCTCCGTCGGCTCCGGCCGGCCCCTGTGGCCCGGCATTTCCAGTCGATCCGCCGATCTTAATATCATTGGTGCCATCAAACATCATAATGTCAAAACTGCCTCCAACTGTTTGAGCCCACAATGCGCCAGGTGTAATTGCTGGAGGACGCGATGCGCTGCTATTTTGAGAATGGAAAGCCGCATATAGGCGCTCTAATCTGCGCGCTAATTCTGTGCCGTCAACTTGATTTTCATTAATTGGTACATCGCCTGCGTTGATTGTTGCCATTTTGATTCTCCTTGTTAAATGCTGGTTGGGCGCTCGCGGCCATAGCCTAAAGCTAAAACGTCGATTTGACCGGCTACTGGTAGCAGGCTTTCATCAAATAATTGCACCGTAAAACCGATGCGGGTTTTGTTGCTAATCGTGTGCGTCACTGCTGTGCTGTTTTCTGTTGTTACGGCCAGGGTTGGCGGCTCCATAAATGCCGGATTAAAATCAATGTCCAACCCATTCGCTGGCACTGGCAAATTACTAAATCGATCGATTCGATCGCGCACATCGATCTCCACTAAGCCATCATCTAAAACGGCCTTGATATAAGGATCAAACGATTGAACGCGAATGCGGAATTGAAATAGGCGGCCTGTAAAATCACCAACCTCGCATGGCCGCCAAGCCGACCATCCCTTGCCGCCAATCGTGTTGATTGGAATTGCTGATGCCAATGGCTGCCATGAGCTTATGAATTGAATTTCATCAGCGGTACGAACTTCCAGCATACAGTTGTATTGGGCTGAGGTGGCACTTGACAATGGCCTGGCGATGGATAATGGAATCCATACCGCCATATAGTCATCACGGCTGACGCCATGGCTTTGAATCTTGCTGACAATACGCAGCTCATACACTTGCCCAGCGTCAAAAATGCTGTCGTAAAAATAAAAACCTTCAGGCGTTACTGCGCCAAAATTACCGCCGGACTGGATGTTGCCGCCATCGTAAACAAGCCCGCTTAATGTGCCATTCCAAGATGGCGCATCATTTATCGGTTTTACTAAGTTAATTTGTGGCAGATACTCTATGGTTGTGCGCTTGCCTGTTACGTCCGATATATTATTTGACGTATCTCGAACAATAATTCCGTAAGTGCCAGTGCGAGCGCCGACCATGGTGCGGGTGACGTTGTGCGGAAACTTTCCAATTAATTGGCTTTGATTCCAATTGGCGCCGCTTGTTTTTGGTGAATAACGTATTTCATATTCCCCAATATCAGGCTCGTTTGGCGGCTCCCAAGCCAAGGCAATCTCCATATCCTGGACGTTGACCAGGAACCAATTTACGCCAGCTGGGATTGTGCGATCGGGGACGATAAAATCAAATGTTGATCCTGGCTTACCAGCGATCCCTGATGCTGTGTAAGGCGTTACTTCAAAAGTAACATTGCCATATTTGATTGGGTTTTTAACCAAATCAAGTGAATACTCGTAACGCTTATTTGCCAAGCCAGTAATGACTTCCTCGGCTCCATCAGCCGTGGTGATAACCAAAACATAAAGCGCCGCAATTTCAGGACGGTTTACATCCCAGGTGATTACAAAATTGCCATATGGCATACGATCTACATAAACCATTTTTTGGCCACTTGATGCAACGTATGTAATCGCCAAATCGCTTGCATTAATTAAATCGTTACTCAGCTCGGGCGACCATTCGGGCAGCGCCCCAATGTCTGCGTCATATACCTGCGCAATGTACGGTAACAGCGTTAAGCTGGCCGTTAAATCAAGGCTAGGCGCAACTTGACTGACAATATACGGTTTAACTACTCGCTCCGCCTCGCCGATTACGATCAAATCATCCGGCTGCAATCCGGCTGTGCTGTCCAAAACAAATACATTGCCGCCCATAACCTGTGAAATACGCCCCTGGCGAATTGTGCCGTCTGATAGGCGGACGGTGTAAGCATTAGCAGATAAGCCAAAATTTTCAGTAACAACAACTGTATTTCCTTCGGCGGAAACAATGTAGGCCGGCTGGCCGCCAACCATTGGCACATCATGCGCCACGTGAACCAAATCACCACGCTGGCAGGCTAAGTTTTCAACATCCATCGTGACGCTAAACACTTCTGCGCGGTTGATTGCTGCCGCCATTTGATAACGGCCAAATGCCCAGGCGTGTTGATACTCGGTAATTCCAAAAGTACCAGCATCCTCAAAAAGCTCGGCATTGTCGGCATTGTAGCCATCTACATATACGATGGTTTCTTGCTTTTGGTAATTGCTTTGCACGTCAGTAAAAGAAACTTTTAGGGCGTGCACTTCGGGAGGGAACTGACGGGAGGCGGTGAAATTCCAGGAATTGCTTGGCGTAATAACCTGGCGAGGTGTTGTGCGCTCTCCGTCAAACATGACGGAATAGCGGCCATTTAAGCCAATCGTCAAACCCGCCCGGCAGGTTGATAACACTGACTCAATTAATCCCTTGACCGTTGTTTCATAATCCACCACTACATCGCAGGTAAATCGTGCTGACGTAACCTCTTTATTGCCAATTTTCCAAGTGCGGGGCGTGTCACATATATCTGCCAACCGTTTCCAAGCAGGCCAATCGATCTGATCGTGACGGATTGGCCTTGGATTGCCTGATCCGCTAAGTATGTCAACCGCAATCCAGGCTGGATTACGGGTGGCCTTGCGGGCAACCATATGTCCGGCTGCGTCATACGTATTTAATACTGAGGTAGTAATGACGGATAGGTTTTGAACTGTGCCGCTTAATCGATCGGTTGCCTTAACCCGCATCTCCAGCATGGTGTGCTGCGCAGATAAGTTAAGCACGTTGCCGGCAACCCGTGACTCAAGTAATGTAAATGTAGCTTCATCGCGGCGGCGGTTATCTGTTGATATTGGCGACGTGCGGGTTATTCGCACATCATATAAGCCGGGAGCGGGATAAATCATGGCCGCAATAACCACGAATGGAGCGGTTGTTGCTGCGTTTACCCTTACTTCATTAGTTGGGTAATAGTTAATTATCTGCCCATCTTCGGTTTGAATTATCTCCTCGATAAATTTATCAACAACATTGGCACCATAAAAATTTGCTGCCTTTAATACATTCCAATTTGCACTATTTATGTCTTTCCACTCAACCATTAAATCAACTGATGCAACCTGCGTATTGCCCTCGTTGTCAATGTAAGCCAGGCCGCTTTGAAAAGTAATATTTGCCTCAGCATTGATTGTTTTATCTTTTGTCTGCGCCGTAAATGGCACGTTTTGCTGTAAAAGAATAGAAAAATCCTGATAGCCATATCGATTTGTAATCAGCTTTAGATCAGGATTTTTGGTATTTGTGTGCTGGTAATATTCAGGCGAATATTGACTTGCAAATGTGTCGCCAAACTTAATTTGGTTTATGTCATAGCTTTGCTCGCCAATACCAAAATCGTATAAGGCGTCAAACGTGGAGCTGTTACCCACATTAATGACGTTTGGATTAGCCGCAATTAATGGGAATACTTTATTTTGGCCATAACAAACTAGAACCGGACTATATGGCCTGGAGCCATTGGATTGCCCGGTTATGAAATAGCTATTTTCACGCTCGGATGAGCCAAGATTATTGCCGGTGCCAAGCGGTGGTTTTGGAGCCAGCATTGTGCCAACACTGGTAAGGAGTAAGCCGGCGCCAATTGAATATAGCGCCGTCGTGGAGAGTAATGCGCCGGCCGCAGCCCAGCCCATTGGATTCCACCACGCCACTGCAATAATTGCAATTGCAGCCACAACGCCTAAAACCTCTTTACCGCCACCGCCGCCGCCCATCGGGACTAAGCAAACGAGCAAACGGTCGCCATCATTGACGATGTAATTATCTAAATCCTTAATCTCATGGCCGTGGTTATATACCGCCAGGGATTCATGCTCTTGCCATTCAGGCAGCTGCTTTAATAGTGATGTAACCGATTGACCAGGCAGCGCAACGAAATCAAACTCTTGCTCAGGTGAAATAATGCGCACGTTTTGATTCTCTTTAAGCATTCGGATTCCACCTGTAAATAGCAACAATGGCCTGTTTCCAATAACCATCTAATAACTCATAAGACGATTCACGGCCCTTTAGCGTATGCAAAAAGTTACCTTCGCCGATGTAAACGCCGCAATGCCCTGCAATGCCTTTTATTCTGAAAATAATCACATCACCCAGGATTGGCGTATCGACCTTTTGCCAGCGTTTGCCTAGGGTTGTTTCTGTCTTAATGTGATTGACGGATTGATCGTTTATGTTTTTTGCGTCATACATGAAATCCGGATAAACCAGCCCCAATTGCTCCTGGGCGAATTTTCGGATCAGCTGCCAGCAATCCATAATCCTGGGCTCATAAGGCAGGCCAATATATGGAGTAATTAATATGCTCATACGGTAAGCCCTGGGAAACGAACTGGCGAATACTTTTCGCCTGGGAAACCGGTGCTTAGAACATTCTCGACCGATAACGTGCCAGTAACTTGGATGGCGTCATACGTGACATTGGATAAACGCATCCAGTCAATCGATCGCTCCACAATATCCAACTGACTTGATAAAACAATTTCCATCATCAAGGTTGGGGCCATAGGGAATCCACGGATCCATTCAACAATTTCACGGTCGGCATTGGGAATGGTTAATTTGACGGTGGGCATTGAATCGCCATCATCATTTGGCAAAATGATTTCAAAGCCGCACGCCTGAAATGTGTTGCCCCTGGAAACGACGTCCATGGTGTTATTGACTACCCGCAGCGGATCGCGACCAGGCAGGGAAAACGTAAGCAATACTAGCCAAGCAACATTTGAGCTAATTGTGTTGGCTGCAATATTGGCCTGATTACTAAGCATTTGGCCTCCAGGCTGGCATTTGCTCGAGCTTCATAGTGATAGTTGCAAAATGCTTGCCAACTCCGGATCCCTGGGCCCAGGTTATGGAAAGCGGCGCAGAAAATCGCCAGGCTTCTTCAATGCCGTAAGGCGTCCGGAAATAAGTTGGCAAAACGCCGCCCTGGCAAAAAACATCAAACCATTGTTTCCATAAATCAACTTCTGCGCCTGGCACGGTGACGGTTGCATCCGCAACGCGAACCGCTGCCGTAGTGCGCCGGCGCACTTTAACCACCGCATTATTATCGGATTGGCTGCGAACCACGTTTTCCAGCTGCGACTCATTAAATGTTTGCAGGCAGCCGTCAATGCCGCTTGGCCTTGGCGCTGCGCCTGGTACTGGATTTGGCGGCAAATAAGGCGGGGTTGGCGGAGTAACTGTGCCGCCTGTTGCGCCAGGTTGTTGTACGGTAAGCGTCATTGAATGGCTCCCTTCACGATCGCAAACTGAATCACAATGGCCTCAGCCAATGCGGTGGCGCTAATGTTTCGTATATTGATATAACAAGATCCGCCACCAAACTGATCCGCCCAAACGGTATATGCGCCTGGCGTGCCGCCACTCTTATGGTGAACAGCTAGGCAATCATTTGCGCTTAACAATGAATTGGTTAATAAAAACCGTACTGGCCGATCGCCTGCAATGGCTGCTGGAGGCATCGATGCGGCGCTCATCGTAATTTCACCGTTTTCAACCTCTAAAACGATGGGATCATATTTATTTGCGCCTTGCGCTGCTGTATTTCCTGTTTCTACCTTGCCAGGGACGACGGAAAATTGAAGGTTTATGGCTTCTGATAATGTCCATGCGCCTGTATTACGTAAATTGATGTAGCACGAACCGGTCGCAATCTCATCAGCCCACACGATGTATGCGCCGCCAGTAGCATTGGATTTGACATTGACCGCAACGCAGTCATTCACCTTAATTTTCGAGCTGTTTAATTTAAAGCGCATTGGCCGATCGCCGGCAATGGCTGCTGGCAGCAATGCCTCATCGCTCATGGTGATTTGGCCGCTGTTTGTATCAAGCGTCACCTCAGCTGATTTTGATCCGGACTGAACAACAACCCCGCCAGTAACTACATCAACGGAGGTGGCTGCCCGCCAGGTTACTCCAT